ACCCTCGCGGGCCGTTACGGTTGTGGTGCCCGCTGATAAACGGGCGGCCCGACCAGGCTAAGCACTACTTGTTCGGCATCGATGTCTCTAAAGGAATGGGGGCGAGTAACTCAGTCATATCCATTAAGTGCGTAGAGACGGGCGAGAAAATAGGGGAATGGGCCAGTGCTCTATACCCACCGTATGAGTTCGCGCCGATTATTGTCGCTACGGCTATCTGGGTAGGCGGTGTAGGAAAGAAAGCTAGAGGCGGGTTACCGTTTCTACGCTGGGAAGATAACGGACCAGGTTGGGACCTGGGTCGTATATTGGTTAAGAAATATTTTTATCCGAACTTTGCGACGCGTGAAACCATCGGCAAAGTTACTACTCACAAACAGAGTGGGTATGGGTACCATGCTGGTACTCGGGCTAAATTTGAATTGATGTCGGCGTATGCCTCCGCGCTCGATAAGGGGGAGTTTATTAACCGGTCTATAGAAGCGCTCGACGAGGCGCTTGATTATGTAAACCTGCCAAATGGTGGAGTAGGCCCCTATGGACTCATCCGAGAAAGTGCTACAGCGCGGGCCACGCATGGGGATAGGGTTATCGCCGACGCTCTGACAATCGACGATGGCTGCACGTCGCGCGTTAAGGAAAAACAGAAATCGCAGCTTCGGGTAAACAGCGCCGGGTATCGGTTTACACAGGCGATCAGAGCACAGCGTAAGCGGGCCGCCGAGGCACGGGGCCGTAGAGAATTTAATTTCATGGGGTAGTGATGCAAGAAAATGTAGACCCTATAAAAGTCCAGAATATAGTACGTCTGGGATTTTCCAGGATGGAGCGATTTTGCAAAGTACGCGCTATGCTATTTAAGTCGTATGTATCGCACTACTACTACGAGAATTATGGTATAGAGGGTTCGGAGCCCATTAATCTGGTGTTCAATACAATACGGGCATTCGTGCCTAACTTGGTGATGCAACACCCGGTAACCCAAGTATCTACTCGGTTCGTGCAGCAACGGCAATCGGCGGAACTTCTCGGACTGGCTTTGGATGAGGATGCCAAAGTTACGGGTATGAAACAGGAGTTACGTGCGTGGGTTACGAATGCTATGTTCGGTTGGGGTATGATGAAAGTCGGCATCGCAGCCAAAGGGGATCTCGTACAGATCGATAACGTACTTATAGACCCCGGCCAAGTATACGCCACTAACGTTCCTTTATGGGATTGGGGGTTCGATCCGGCTTGTATTGACATTAATAAAGCTAAGTTATTATTTCACCGAACAACTCTTCCACGTCAGTGGTTACTCGATACAGATGGTTATGACCACGATATGGTCGCCCGATTACCTCGCACTCGCTCGGACGTGCAGAACGATACTGCGCGTATGACTATATCTGACGAGGCAAAAGCTGCGGTTTCGCACATGCAGGATGAAGTCGATATCGTCGAATGCTACGTTCCTGAAATCGAAGCTCTGGTTACGATGTGTGATCCCACTCAGGGGACGCAGCCGAAATACTTAAAATTGGGAGAGTTTAACGGGCCGAAAGAGGGCCCTTATGTGCCGCTATCGTTTACCCCGCCGGTCGAAGGCAACCCGTTTCCCGTGCCCCCGGCGAGCGTATGGTATGACCTAGCCAGAGAAACTAACGCGGTATTTTGTAAAATTCTTGAGCAAATACGTAATCAAAAGGATGTCGGGCTGTATAACCCAGCGCTGGCCGATACTGTGGACCAAATAGAAGACTCACGTACTGGGGATTGGGTGTCATCGACGGACCCTAAAGGCATCAATATCGTATCAATGGGTGGGCAGAACCAAAAGAATGAAGCGGCCATGGCTCAGCTTCATATGTGGTATAACTATCTATCTGGTAACCCGGACCAGATTTCCGGCAAAGTTGCACCGGGCGGCCAGGGTGGGGGTACTACTGCCACCGCTACACAAGTAGCGCAGAGTAATGCCAGCATACAAATTGAGGATATGCGGGACATCCTATACGACCAGACCGCCGAAGTGCAGCGGCGTAAGGCGTGGTATTTTTGGACTGATCCACTTATTCAGATGCCGCTTACAAAGCGAGTATCCGGTGGTGAGTATGTACAACTTTACCTCACCCCGGATCAGCGGCAGGGAGATTTTCTTAGTTATACGTTCCGCATTAAGCAGCGATCTATGTCCAGGCTAGACCCAATGACCCGGTCCAAGCGCATCGAGACGTTTTGTACGAACGTGATGCCAGGTGCTTTCGAGACCGCTATCCGGGCCATTCAGATAGGTCAACAGTTTAACGTCGCGGGCTACCTTACTAAGATTGCGGAGGAGTGGGATATACTTGAGGACGTTGACGAATTATTTGTAGACCCGGCGCACCAACAAAAAATGGTTGCGTATATGGCTATTGGGGCTAAAGATCCCGGCAAGGCCGCGACGTCGGCCGGGCAGGCGGCTAACAGCGCCAATCCCGCGGCTAAGGGAGTGATGACGAATCAGCAAGAGGCCAATGCAATGCCGCAGCAAGTTGCGGCTATAGCACAAAGTACTAATCAAGGAGCCGTTTAATGGCTGTACATTACTTTGTATGTGATGCTTGTGATATAACTGTTTCCGACAATAAAACACACGTACACGTTTGCCCGAATTGCGGCACGAGTATGCGTTGGGACCTCGCAGGTATCGGTATCGCCGCGGGTGACTACTACCATGAATCACACTCCATGGCGATACACCCTGATCAAATACCGGAGCACCGTAAATTATTTCCCAATATAGAAGTGAAACCCGACGGTGTGGTATGCTTTACGGGCGTAAAGCAGCAGGAGCGGTATGTTAATAAATGTGGCTTTGATAAAAAAATGCAGCGAAATAGGTGCAAAGGCGTAAGAATATAGTTTAATAGGAGATTAAGAATGTCCCAGGTTGCGGATAATACTGTAGTGGACGATACGGATATCGGTCAAGAAACAAAGGATACCTCAGTTATGGAAGCAGAAGTAGCTGGAAAACTAGTGGAAATTTTTGGAGAGGAGCCTATCCCGGAAACGAATGAGGAACCTACCCCGGAAACGATTGAGGAACCTACCCCGGAAGCCGAAGAAGGTGAACCGGCAGGTGAAACAGGCAGTGAACCGGCAGGTGAAACAGGCAGTGAACCGGCAGGCGACGACTCGAATACTGAAAATGCTCTAACCCCGGCAGAGATTCGCGCTGCGAAATACGCCGGATGGAGCGATGCGGACCTTGATGGCCTTACCGAGGCAAACCCAGATATGGCTAAGAGGGCCGGGCAGGCTGCATTAAAGGCCATGAATACGTCTACCGCTGTTCTATCGCGTATTGGCAACAAACCGGTAGAAGTGCGATCGGACCCCGCGGTGCCTGCTGCGAATTCCGACGTTGATTTTTCTGCGCTGGAAGCGGACTATGGTGACGACCCTATCCTGCCCGTGTTAAAGCAATTGGCTGAGCAGAATGCAACCCTAGCCGCAAAACTCACGCAGGCGAGTACTGCTCACGATGAAGAGGTTGTGAGCGCTGCTGAGTTACAGGAGCAGAGCGCTATCGAGCAGCAAATTACCTCGTTCTTTAACAGTTCGGAGGTACTAACTTATGCCGATACCTATGGTGACGCGACCAAAGACGAATCTTGGGATACGTTAACACAGTCTCAAGTACGGGCGCGAATGCGTGTAGTTGAAGACGCCAATTTTATTGTCAAGGGCGCAAAGCAGCAAGGTATCGACATGCCTCTGTCTGAGGCGTTCGAACGGGCGCATCTGGTTGCCGTTGCGCCGCTGCAAGAGCAACGCGTTCGCGCCAAAATAGCCGGATCGGCCACGAAACGGCAGAAAGGTTTCACGTTGAAGCCGTCTGCCGCGGCGAGGCCCGCCGGCGGAAAACCGACACAGGACCAGATGGAGGCCGAAATAAAAGAAAAAATGGCCGCTGTCTTTAACTAAAGGAGTTAACTTATGGGATTTCAACCTGAAGAAATTGCTGATCTTGTGGCGACTACTCAAAATCACTACGAAAGGGATCTTGAGTACGCTATGGAGCACAATGAGTACTTTTGGACGACTATGTTCCAGAAGGATACTGTACATTACGACGGCGGTACGAGCATCGAGCGTAAGGTATCGTTCGACCGTACAGGAAACGCCAAATATCGAGGGTTGTATGAGCTTGATACGCCAAAGATTGCTGATCATATCCACACTATCAACGTGCATTGGGCGCTACTCGGCACGAACGCTAGCTGGGATGAATTTGAGATCTTGCAACAAAAAAATTCTGTAAAGCGAATTATCGACCTGGTACACTCTCGGCTGGACGATGCGTATATCGACCTTGCAGACCTTATCGAGGAGACTATGGTATCCGTGCCGGACTCCGCTACGGATCGCAAGCACCCGTTCACACTTCCGTATTTTCTGCGCGTGCTTAACAGTGCCGGTACAATAAATACTACCGCCGGATTTAACGGCTGTACCGTGACCTACGGTGACGCATCTACCGGCACCATTTGCGCCGGTATCGACTCCGCTACAGAGGCTAAATGGCGTAATTACACTGGGCCGTACACGGCGATTAATAACGCCTTTTTGAAGATTGCGCGGCGCGCTTTCATCAAGACGCATTATAAATACCCCGTCATTCTTGACACTCCTCTCATGATGAAACGGGCTAGTAAGATGCGTATGGTTGCCGGTACGGATACGGTACTGGATTTGATGGACCTAGTAGATTCCCGCGATGATAACCATGTTGCTACGTCGAAAGAGTCACTAGGAAGTATGCTAGTTGTCGATGGAGATTTGGTTCGCCTGAATCGCGTACCGGTTATCCCGCTTGATACGCTAGATGACGCTAGTTACACGCCAATTTACGCGTTTGACCTTGCTCAGCTTCAACCGTTCGTCCATGATGGATATTGGATGGTGCGCAAGAAACCTATGGTGGACCGCGGACAGTCTACGACGTATACCACATACGTCAACGGTGCGCATAATATTCTTCCACGTAACATGCAGAAATTAGGGTTCGTACTGCATCAAACCAGCTAACCATAAAGGAGATTTAATATGGCTAAAGGAAAATCACGAGTTAATTATATGGGTAAGGAAGGTATCGTCCAAAGCGATACCGGCCCCGACTGGGGGTTTATATACCGGGCTTCCACGGTAAGAGACCCAGGATGGAACGTGGGCGACCGTGTAGTTACGCCGGATGGTCGAGTTTTCTATTATGCTAAATCCGGCGATGCCTGCTCGACGGGGCGCGGTAATATATTTTACAACGCTATTCCTGCGACCGGCATCGATTATTCACTGCTGGCCGCGGCGTCTGCGATTAGCACTAGCCAGGTAACTATGACTAACCAGGGAACTGTTGCGCAGACCGAGGACGGGTTGCGTAATGGCACTATTGTACTGAAGCCCGCTTCTGGCTCTACCGACCACGAGTTGCAACAGCGGCGTATTATTGGAAATACTGCGGGCGGGGTAAGCGACGAGATTACAATATACCTCGATGCGCCGCTTACGGAGGCACTGACTACCGCTAGTTACGCGTTCGCTATGCCTTCTCCGTGGCTTGATGTGCGGTATTCAGAGGCCTCAGTCGCCTATAACTGCTCTCATTGCGGTGTGTCTGCGGTAGAGGTAACAGCCGCCGATGTGTATCACTGGGAGCAAACTTGGGGACCCATTTGGCTGGCCCCGCAGGGTGAATGCGGTACCACAGATCACGGCCGCGAAGTTGTATGGCGATATGACGGGTCTATCCAGTTACGAGACTACAGTTCCGCTATCGGTGGGGCTTATGGTCAGGTTGCCGGGTATATCTTGGATAATAACGCAGCGGCCAACGGGTCGACATGTATTATGCTAACGTGCAGTATCTAGTATCTGTATAGCAAAGGCAGGGGGCAGGGAGGCCCGTTGCTTTATTTTGGAGAGAATATGAACGAGCAAGAAATAGAGCAGGCATTGGCTAGGCTAGATAGCGTGGTTGCAGCTACGAATCTGCCGCGTGTGCAGCACTTGCAGTTGGTGCGAGATGTGCAAGCTGTACAGCAATGTATCGGGCAATCGTTTAAACAGCAGGAGCCAGGTGATGGCAGAGCCGACCAGTAAAGTAACAATGACCGAGCTATGTACTCGCGTTGCTCGTGAAGCTAGCCTAGCGTACAACGGGCCTAGCGGTACGAGCCGTAGTATGATACCGGTGAATCAGGACGATCTCGATAGCGTGAAAGATGTGGTCAATGATGCGGTAGAAATGTTTATAAACGACGCCCCGCCGACCGGGTGGCAGTGGCGGAAACGACTTGCCGAGATTCCCATATCGCACGTTAACGTCACAGGAACGGCTGATTCAGGAGATAGTACTACTATTGTGGATGCAACTCTATCCGCAACCTACGATGAGGATGATGACTTAAATGGATGGTATTGCTATATTTCATCTGGTACCGGCGAGGGTAGTTTCGCGGTTATCACGGACTACACGGCACTAACGGGGGAAATAACTGTAGCAGACTGGCTCGATGAGTACGGAAACGCCGGCGGTACCGATCCGGATGAGGACTCCGGATATATCCTGACGCCTTACGAGACCGTAGCCGGAGACCCAAGCCGGTATCCTCTCCCCGAAGATTTCGGCGGCGAGGTAACGGGTAAGATTACCTACGACCGCGGCACGAGTCATACGCAGGCTATAGAGTGGGTTTCCGAGTCCGAGATACGTGGCTTGCTCCAGAATGAAACTAGTACCGGGTACCCGCGAAAGGCGGCTATTCGTCCGTTAGAACCAAGAACCGGGTTAGGCCCTAAGCGAAGGTATGAATTACTGGTCTACCCGTACCCGGCGCAAGCCGACGTTTTGGTATTTCCATATTCGTCCGTGTTTAATAGGCTTGATATCGAGTCCGGCGTGGTAACGAGTGTAAGCGCAGGGTCGTATACGTTTTCCGATAGTGAGCGTATAGAGACTGACGATTACTTTAATGGGTGGATAGCGAAAATAATAGACGGGCCCGGTAAAGGCGAATCCGCTGTAGTGGTAGATTATACGTCTAGTACCGGAACCTTCACGTTTACTGAGACTACGTGGTTCACGGTGGACCCCACTACCGCAAGTGTGTACACTGTAGAGCCGGCAAATAATCTGCATCCCGCAGGCATAGCGTTTGATTTTGCGATTAAATCCGCCTGTTTTGCTATGGCCGAACTAACGTTCGAGAATATAACGTCGGGCCGGTCTGATAAATATCACCAAAAAGATTTAAAACTCGCTTATGAAAAAGATGCTCGTATGAACGCGCATTTGATTCGATCGCGGGCAACTAGATACCCGTCACTACGACGGTGGAATCCCGTAACTTATAACGATTCATTAGGAGATTAACTATGGCTCATATGGGCTGGAAACTAGAAAACATGGTACCTGCACCCGCTGCTGCGGCTACGGTTCGTCCGTTGATTACAACTGAAGACGGCGTTCTGCTTTGCTACGGAACGGCGGCTTATACAGTATTGGAAGCCGATACTTCTACGTATGCTCCAGGTTGCATCTACATTAAGTCGCTTACTGCGGGTAGTTCTATTCTGTACGTAAACGAGGGAACGAAGGCTTCACCTAATTTTGACGTGGTTACGGTGGCGTAATGCGAATCCCATTTCCATTCAAAGGGCTTCATGACGGTATCGCCGCGAACGAACAGCCGCCAGCGACCTCTCCAGTCCTACAGAACGTAAGGGCGTATAGCGCCGCCGATGAGACGAGCCCCGAATCGGGGCAATTTACCGGCGGCCAACGCCCTGGCCTTGAAAAGGCGTACGAAACACAAGTAGGTGGGGAGCACCCTATTATAGCGATGGCAGTTATCACTACTACGTACATAGAGCCGGAAGCGTAATTGTGGCGTCGTGGCCTGACCTAAGACCTAGCGAGTACGACCCAGACTTATACTGGGATGAAGAAACTGCTACATGGTCCGCGACTCGTGCGACTTCTGCGGGTAGTAAATCAGACTACGCAGTCTTTATCGGCGAGCAGGGCGAAATTTATTTTTACGAGGTAATATAGTGTCTAGAGGCGTTACCATGTACATAACCAATGTAGATGGTTGGATATACGATAACCTATACGTTTTAATTCAGTATGCGCTAGACAGCCCTTACAAGTTTAGGTACCCGGAAGACGGTGCCAGTAACACTCCGTATTTAAATTATCGCGTACAGGGTGGTAGCACTACATTTAGGGCGGAAATAGAAACCGGTGAAGCTGCGGAAACGGTAGTGGGAGAAGAATGGGCTACAGGAGAAGTTACACTAACTGGGGAAGAGGACGGATTTGAGATAATAGTAACGGTAAGGGCTGTACATACGCCTGCTCCAGATACTGGAGCAGAAGAGGTAAATACACGACTCTCACAATTAAGTTGGGAGAGTGATGTAGACGGCGCGGTATATGAGGTATACATAAATGACATTTATCAGGGCCAGACTTATAATAAGTATTGGTCGTTGAATAAGGTGTACACCTCACCGCCAACCCCATTTGGGACTGGGTATTACTTGCCCCTTGCCTATTTTACCGCGTTTACATGGCGCGTGGATGTGGTAATATAATGCCTACTGTTACTGGAGAAACTTGGACGTTTGTGACGGGGGTCAACCCCGTGTGGACTAGCGTCACCCGCGGCAGACCGCCGTCATATGACGAGGATCTTGCCTGGGATGTCGTTAACGGTGAATGGGCAGAAATAAGTGAGTTAGTCGTTGCCGGTGGTGGGTCTATGCAGAGCCAAATTGTACTAGTAGGGCATAGCGCAATCTATTACGGGAGTTTATAAATTTAGTATGGCAGTTACAGTAATACAAGTTGGAACTGGAGCAGCTAACAAGCCCAGCGATGGGCAAACTGGAGTTTCTCAATATCCAACAAGCATTGGGCACTATATATTGTTAGAGACTCCAGACTTTGGCACTAGCAATGTTAGTAGTTCTTTATCAACAATTACATGGGGCGGTAGCGTCCATACTGGTGCATCTGTTTTTAGCACAAAGCAAAAGATTATTGGATATGATGATCGATATCTTTATGAGATATCTACCTACCTTGTAGACCCTATACTTGTATCATCCCCCGGTGCCACATATTCATGGTCGATGCAACTAAAAGATTCAGGAGGCAGCTTGCTTTGGGAGTCTCCTACTTATTCTTATACTGTTGCTGGTGGGGTGCCGTCAAAAGCTAGCAATCCAAGTCCATCAAATGAAAATGAAAATGACGGGTGTTTTGATTATAGATTATCCTGGAGCGGCGACGGGGATGATTATGACGTGCTCATTGGGTCTGAGTCTGGGAGTCTAAGTCAAATCGCGTCTGGAACAACTGACAACCCTTATACTGTGTCTGAAGAAGATTTTCCAACGAATACTATTGTTTATTGGCGGATAGATTCAAATAATGATACCGGAACAACCGTAGGAGACGAATGGTGGTTTGACCCGCGCCCAGGTGTTTCAGATAATCCAACTCCTGAAGATGGATATACAAATATAAGTACCACACAAAGTAGGTTATACTGGGATGGTGGAAAGCTATATCAAACTTTTGACGTCTACATAAATAACGCTCTTGTGCTGGAAGATACAACCAATGAGCACTATGATTTGGACGACTATGCCGGGTGGCCGCTTTTGCCCTACGCAACCTATAGTTGGTACGTGGTCACCAAAAACGCGCACGGTTCTACGGAAAGCGACACCTGGGAATTTACTACAGGCAAACGATTTTCGCTCGTGCCCCCACGGCAGACCTCCTATGGCGAGGATCTTGCCTGGGATGTCGATAATGGCGAATGGGCGGGGATAAGTGATTTAGTTGTGGCTGGCGGCGGATCTATGCAGAGCCAAATTGTATTAGTAGGGCACAAAGTTATTTATTTTGGAAGTATATAACATGGCGACTTTAACCGCACTATCAGCATCACACGGGTTTACGGCAGGGGATCTTCAAACTACCGGTCAGGTGGCTTGGAACCCGGCGTACCAGAAAATGTACTTCGCGGACGGGCGAGCATATAGCGCGACTATCGCCGATAGCGGCTACCACAAGCTCGATATGATAAATACCCGCCTTGTAGGTACTGCATCCGGAGCGTTTACCGCGGGGGAAGTAGTAACACAGGCCACTTCTGGGGCTACTGGAATTTACGGCGAGTTAGTAACACGGGCCGGCCCTATTTACTGGCATATGGTATACCGTACAAGCACAACTGAGTTTGACGCGACTAACGTCGTTACGGGGGCCGACTCCAGCGAGACCCTTACTCCGTCGGCGGTCGTCGCCCCACCACACTGGCTTAATTGGATACTGACCGATGGAACGTTTCCGGACGGTGGGTCCAACATTCTATCACTGTGCTGGGGTAGATTGTTTCTGAACAGTGTGGATCATCCGCACCAGTGGTTCTGCACCCGTGTTGGGGATCCGCTTGATTTATTGCTAGTGCAGGACGATGTAGCTGCCCCGCAGAACAGTCAGGCGACCACATCCGCCGGACTCGTGGGCGATCAACTTATCGCTATGATACCCTACAAGGGCAATATGCAGGTATTCGGTTGTTTAAACACTATGTTCGTAATGCGAGCAGACCCCGCTAAGGGCGGGTCTTTTACTACTCTATCCGATACCACTGGTATATTTAGTAGTACCTCTTATTGTTGGGACGACAAAAACAACTTATTTTTCATCGGGGCAGACGGGGTATACGTAATGTCGGCCAGCGACATAATAAACGGTAACGCCCCGCAAAACATAACCAAAGAGAATGTTCCTCGACTTTTATCGGCGATGGGCCTAAACCGCCGCACAGACCGAATAGCAATGGCCTATGATAAAGATCGCTACGGCATAGCGATTTCAGCTACACAGCTAGACGGGTCGTGGAATACTTCATTATGGCTTGATCTACGTACCGGCGGTGTTTTCCCGGACGTGTTCAATGCTAGCCACTATCCCACGTCTATGTTGTATCTTAATGCCCGCCGGGCATCGGACCGTAAGTTGTTATTTGGGTGCCAAGACGGGTACGTGCGTACC